GTTTCACCCATTAATTGAGTTTTATCACTCAGTAAATATTTTGAGCTAATAGAAAGACTATGAGAGTAATCTAATCCTTCGCCCATGGACAAGTCCCTTGAAAAATCCAAAGAGACTGGTTGTAGAGTAGTTGTAGATGTTGGTTTGTCAAATATACCTAGTACCGTTCCAACTTCGGTTAAAGCTTCCCCAACAATAGGAATCTTACTTAATATATTAGAAACTGTAGTTATTCCTGATGCAACACCATCTATTGTCCCTTTGATGGTTTTACTAACAGCTTCCTTCTTACTACTCTGACATTTGGCTATTTTTGGATGTGGTTTTATTGATCGCAATTTCCGTTCTGGGCGGGAAACTGGATCAGCTGGTCTTGGAATGTAACCAGCACACTCTGCATCGATGAAACTTGCAAAAATTTGCACCTCAACAGTGTCCGTAATTCCTTCTCCAATCACAGCCAAATTATTTAGGGGAGTCAATAAAACTTGAGCAATTTCTGAAGTACCCGAAAGTATATCAAAATAGTTATATGGATTCACCCATGGAATTTCTATAGTCATAGCATCCTGCATAGAGGCACTAAGAACCACTGGATTATTACCAGATTGCTGACCAATACCATTTCTGTGAGTAGTACCCACATGATTAGGAATGTAGGAGACCATAATGGCTCCAATATGATAGGGTGTCGAATTAATACGAAACAATAACTTAACACCTGCTCTCATCCATTTAAAAGTTTTCAAATGGTCTAATATAGATGGTATCTGTAAAAGGTCATAGGGAAAAGTCATTAAATGATCAGTGGACGCTGGTCCCCACATATAACTTGTTAACCTATATGATCTCTCCAAAACATTTCTAGGGGTTTGGTCAGGATATGGATTTGTGATTAGCTTGAATTCATGTTGCGGAGCAACAATCGGTTCTTGGCTAACGACAGTCTCCACATCTCGAAATTCCAATAACTGCACTTGGTCTTTAGGACCATCAGCCGCTGCAGTTGTAAGCGACTGTTGGAACTCTTCTTTGTTAGATTTTATTTGTTCAGTGAGCCATGTTCAACTAGCCTACTGCGTGGCTCAACGCATCAGCCAGAAATATGTGCGTATTGTGAATCAATTGTCACACTACACACCAGCCTTTTACAGACATGCTGAGGTCATAAAATCTAACAAATATAAGCTTGTGTTGACCACCTAGCGAGCATCTGCTCATAGGTCAATGTCAACTGATATTTAGGATTGCACCCAAACAAAGCTCTCAATCTGAGATTCAAAATAGGAATGTGGTGATTATACAACTCACGCCCCCAATAGAACCACTCAACCTGGCAGGCTAAACTACTCTGCCAAATGGTGTATCTCTCTGGTTGCTTTGTCTTTGTATCTATCCATAATACCATTTGCTTAATTGATTCTTGTTCAAGAATCGGAAACACATGTCCATTCTGAAAACGAAATCCTCGTTTCAGAAATTGAACTTCTTCTATAGGCACAAATGCTGACATTTGTTCTTCTTTCCTTGGTGATGTGTAGTTCATATTAAAATATTCTTTAAAACCATGAGCAATAGATTGCATATTATAATACTTTTGAACTACTTTATCTACAGAGCATAATGAGTCATCTCCATAAAAATTATCTCTCACCAAATCAAAATATCGATAACGATAATCGGAAGGAACAAGAACAAACCACAACATCATGTGATAGAATCTATTCAATATAGAATTAACAATAGATGTTAAATAATGACCTGAAGGCATGCCACGAGTTTTTCTATAAAAACCCTTAGGTGACAAATGATATGCTTGAAACATAGCACGCAAAAGAAGGTACTGATACTTCCTTTCTTCTGCTGTAATACTAGTACCATACACATCGCCCAAATGTTCATTAAAATGATCAATAAAACGCAAACAACAATTCACATCCCATTTTTCAACATCTCCTGCTATAAACTTCGGCTCATGAACTTCTAACATTCTATCATACATGTATTTCCATTGTGCACTGTGTGGATTAAGACCAATCTTCACACAGTGTGTTCTCACATCTTTCTCAAGACTAACTACGTAATCTCCAAAATATTGTCTACACCAAACTGCCATTGCTTTACTTCCTGCAGCAAACAATCGTGGTGTTAACACTTTTTCAAGATCACGCAACTCATCCTTTAATGTATCTGAAACAACATTGGCTGGCACTTTATTCTTCACTAATTTCTCACCTATTTGATCATAGTTCTTTTGGAAAATTTCTGAAACTTTTCCATCAGTTCGAGTATCATCAGTGAATATAATTAAATCATCAGTTTTTAATTGCAATAAATTACAATAATAACCCCATGAAGTTTGCCAATCAAGTGATCCAAAATTCCCATAATCTCTTATTCCAAACAATCCTTGTTTGAAAGAAAATATTCTCTTCTTACGCACAAATTCATCATCAGAGATCATGTTGAGAAAAATGTATTTATCTGTCATCCAATTACAAAATTGAACACTAAATCCTGGTTGTGATATTTTTGAAAAAGTAAGCAATCTATTTTCATAGATACTACACTCTTCATTATACATACCACCCAATACTGCTGGTTTCTTGGTAATGGTATACGGACATGGAAGATCCATGTCATCTAGTGCTAAACCTTTCTGAATGACTGATGGTACAATATTTGATTCTCTCGGCATGTGTAACTTTTTCTTACCTGGTAAAAAACCTGGCAAGGTTCCAATAACATCTGGAGCTATTAAAACAAATTTCAC